AAGATACATATAGCCAACAAACTTGATAATGATTTTATGCCTGCAACACAAGAGGAACTGTTCGCCTTTTTGAATATTAAAAATCAAGAGGAGCGTGAGCCAAATGGACAACCAGAAGTTCAGAATTAAGTTTGAATTAACAGATGAGTTCGGAAACGATTATGTCAATGAGTCTCGTGTTGATGTCTGTTATGAGTGCGGAGATAGAGAGCTTGATGTAATTGGAGAACAACTCAATGTGTTCTTAAAGCAATGCGGTTATGTCAGAAAGAATGACTTCATTTTTATGGAAGATATCACAGAGGAAGAATACGAAGCTCTCGCTGTATATCTTGATGAATTAAGAAGTGGAAAGGAGTCAGACGCTGATGAATGATATCACTGTAAAAGTAGAATTGACCGCCGGTCAAATCACAAATCTCATCGACTTTATCGAATTTGAATTCATTGATTCAATTCGTAGAGACGAAGATTTAGATAACATCGATTACATAGTAAGTATGTGTGATGCGTTAAAATCGCTTCGCAACGCAAAAACAATTTGTGACGGGAGGAGAAAGAATGACAATTAAGCAAAACCCCGACAAAGAGTATGCTCAAAAAGTAAGAGCGAAACTTAAAGATAACGGCGGATATTGTCCGTGCCGTCTCGATAAAAATGAAGATACGAAATGTATGTGCAAAGAGTTCCGTGACCAAATCGAAAAGGGAGAGTCTGGAATGTGCCACTGCGGATTATATATAGCGGAGGCAGATTGATATGATTATTGTAAATTTATTTGGAGCACCCGGCTCTGGTAAATCAACAGGTGCCGCATACATATTCTCACAGTTAAAGATGCTCGGCGTAGATGCCGAGCTCGTAACTGAATTTGCTAAGGACAAGGTTTGGGAAAATAACACAGAGGTTTTAAACAACCAGACATATGTGTTTGGCAAACAACATTTCAGAATCAGCAGATGTGCAGATAAGGTTGATGTGATTGTTACAGACAGTCCATTACTTCTGTCGGCTATATATAATCACTCTGAGTTACTTGGTGAAGAGTTCAATGATTTAGTAGCAAAAATATTCAAATCATACAATTCGGTCAATTATTTCATATCCAGAAGTAAACCTTACAACCCAAACGGTAGACTTCAAACGGAAAATGAAAGTGACGGAATCGCCGATGAAATCAAAACATTACTCGGCAGATACGATGTTAAGTACACAGAGGTAAGCGGTAATACAGTCGGATACGATAAAATAGTTGAAGATGTATACCGTATATGCAGATGATAAGAGGTGTGCTATGAATGATTATTTGATAGCAATAATAGCCATTCTTTTTATCACTTGTATGTTCATTGATAACAACAATTTAAGACCACGATTCTAATACATAAAGGAGAAATCACAGTGAAGGTAAATATTAAAAAGTTATATGACGGAGCAGTAATTCCGACAAGAGGTTCAGACGAAGCAGCAGGTTATGACCTGTATGCTTACATTCCAAAGCAGTCTCAGACAATTCCTGCAGGCGAAACTAAGGTTATCGGTACGGGTATTGCTCTTGAAATTCCAAAGGGTTATGTGGGACTTGTGTATGCAAGAAGTGGTCTTGCTACAAAGAGAGCCCTCAGACCTGCTAACTGCGTAGGCGTTATCGACTCTGACTACAGAGGCGAGATTGGCGTAGCTTTACACAACGACGGTAAAGAAGCACAGGCAATTCATATTCAGGACAGAATTGCACAGATTGTAATTGCACCTTATCTCTCTGTTGAGTTCAACGAAGTTGACGAGCTTGAAGATACAGACAGGGGCGAGGGCGGATTCGGTAGCACCGGTAAGTAAGCCATTGACAAAATGAGTATATTGTGATATAATAGGAGGGCTGATATGAAGAAGATGTTCTATATGTCAGAAGATATTGCCAGTATGTTATCTGTGTCAAAGACTACGGCATATCGTATTATACATAAGTTAAATGAGGAACTCAGAAGTAAAGGTTATATCACCGTAGCAGGTAGAGTTCCGAAAACATTTTTCGATAAGAGATTCTATTCTGACGAAGTAACAGAGTAAGCGTACTAAAATCGTACTAAAAAGTTCGGCAGACAAAATTTTAAGCTTCGAAAATTGGGAAATTTGGTAATAATGATACCAAAATCAACGAGAAATAACCACTGATTAAAGAATTAAAACAGAGTGGGAATAAGAAATAATCCCCGTAGAAACCGCTTAAATACGGGCTTCCCGGGGATTTGAGAGAGTCGTGAGTACTAAAAGCGTACTAATAACGAGCTCCCTTAAGCTATCTCACTGAGTTTATCAGCGACTTCCTGCTGCTTGTTTGGATACAGGTGAGAGTAAGTTTGCAAAGTGGTTTCAATGTTCTCGTGTCCCAAACGCTCTGACACCAACAGAGGTTGGAAACCGAGTTCAATAAGAAGCGAAGCGTGAGAATGTCTGATGTCGTGTACTCTAATCTTCTTCACACCCGACAATCTACAACCACGAATCATCTCGTGAGATAAATAGCTTTTAGTGCAGGTAAACAACCTATCGGTAGGACGATAGCTGTATAGTTTGCCTGCATAATTTTTTATTATCTCCATTGTCTGTAACGGCAATGTGATGACTCTCTTACTCTTAGGAGTCTTAGGAGTTTGGATTAAATCCTTTCCATCAAATCGTACATAGCTTTTGTTTATATCGACTGTATTCTTTTCAAAGTTAAAGTCTTTTAATGTTAAAGCAAGTAACTCTCCTTCACGAATTCCACTATAGAACATCAGATTGAATATGGCTTCTGACATAGGCTTATCTTTTACAGACTCAAAGAATTGTTTGAATTCATCCAGAGTCCAGAACTGTAATCCCTCTGCGTGTTTCTTACCCATACTTCCACATTTGTGCATCGGGTTTGTGGGAATATAATCGTTCTTTACCGCAAAGTTTAAGATAGCAGACATTTGATTGTTGATAGTCTTCAGATAAGTTTCTGTGTATCCTTTCTCGTGTGTTATCAAAGAGTCTTGCCAAGTACGAAGCGTACTGGGTTTTATATCTTTGAGCTTCATATTCTTGAAGTATGGCAGAACCTTGTCTCTGATTGTGTACATCTTATTCTCGTAAGTCGTAGGCTTTAATCTTGCTTTACAATGAGCCATATACTTCTCACAAAAATTTTCAAATGTGATGTCGCAGTCAATGCGGCAACTATTAAGGAAGTTGCGTTCCCACTCTTGAGATTCTCTCTTAGTGGCGAAGCCTTCCTTTTTCTTTTGCTTCTTAGTCCCAGTCCAATCTGTGTAGTAAAACTTACAATACCAAGTACCACGCTGATTATTCTTGAAAGACGGCACTATCTTTCACCTCCTTTCATCCGGGTATTCAATTTTACACCACCTCCTTTAAGGGTAAAAAAAATATCCAATACAAATTCCCGAAGGACAGTATTGGATAATGCTGCTATTACATTTTTATCGCCCAAATATTATATCATTTCTGGACAACCAAGTCAATGATTTTGGGAAAATTCAAATATGAAATGCTGATTTTATATACATAGTAAAACGGAAAGAAAAGGCGAGCTGTCGTAGTGACAGACTCGCCAAATTTTTATTCATTGTACCCGCGTATATCCTCAACGAAAGTATGATTTCTCATATGTCCTTCGTATGAATCTTTGATGATGCGGTATGCGATATCAACTTCGCCGTTCGTGAGGTGGCGTTCTTTAAGGAAATCTTCGTACTTCTTATGTACTTTGAAAATTCTGTTGAACTCTTCTCTTGAAACCATAGACTTTTCATCGCCTACCTTAGTAGCAAAGTCGATGATACGGTCACGGCTACTCTGAACGAATATCTCTTCCAATACTTTAACGACATCACCAAACTTTTCGCCCATATCTTTTATGAATGTATCATAGGTGACAGCTCTATCGTTAACCCACTGCATCCAACTGTCGCGTTTAGCGATATTATCTTCGGAATAGTGGGCGTTAACATCAGCAAGTAGTACCTTTACATCTTTTAATGTTTGTGCCGCTTCTTGCTTCTCACGCTTTTTGCGTTGAAAGTATTTACGAACCTTTACAATCTCGGGGACAACTTTTCCTTTAAACTCTAATATCTCTCCAATGATTTGGATTACGAAGAATATACCTATGATGATAAGTGCTATCTTCGCAGGGATATTCAAATACTCTACAAAGCTTACCATAGCACATAACACCAACTTTCTTTAATACTGTTTATAGATTACTTACTTTCCTGCACAGGTGCGTTTACAACATTTGCCATATCGCACAGGCTATCAATTAAGTTACCAACAGCATCGATGTCGATGTCATAGTTAATGGTGTCAGCCGAAGATTTAACAAGTGCCAAAACATATTCTTTCTTTGTTGCACCATCTTCGAATTTCTTCTCAGCTTCCTGCATTAAGTTCATAACCAAGTTAAGCAGATGAGACCAGTTCTTTTGTTTAACCGACTCTTTTACATACTTAACAAGGCTGATAATTAACGGGATAGCTGTAGCTAATCCTGCTAAAATTGCAGTAATCAATTCTACTGTGTTCATCACACTACCTCCTAAATTTAATCTGCATACGCCCATTTGTACCCTTGAGATGATTTATACCTGCCACCACAACAATGCAATATAGAGGACTTTTCATACCCAAGCAAGCTAACAATTTCATTAGCCGATTCAAATGTTCGTATATAATTACCGTGTAAGTCATATTGATTTATTTGTTTCTCAAAATTAACCTTGCCCGAAAATCTCCCGGGTGGAGTATCAGAAAGATATCTCCATTGACTCTTGCCAGAAAACCCATTTTTAATTTTACAACATTTTAAAATGGCCTGTCTGGTAGAACCTGAAACACACCTTGATGCTTCTTTGGCTGATTGGAATGTAGCAATGTACCTACCATCAAAATCATATTGAACAACGGGTGTACCTTTTGTTTTACGAACAGATTGATACCCTCGCATTAGACTTTCTGATTTTGAATATTTATCATATGTGGCTAATATATAAATAACCGTACCTTGTTCAATCTGAAGACGCTCTGATATTTCACCA